ATCAACATCGTGTCCTGCAACTTCATCACTTCGGGCACCATCACTGGCAACCTTGAGTGATAGCGGCAGCTATAATCTGCACGGGTAATTCTGTCATTTAATGTCTGGATCAAAGCGATTAATCGATCAGCTGGTTGAGGAGTTTGATCTCAACCAGCGCCGGAAATTCGTGCTGAAGAATGCCGAAGGCGCAAAGATCGCGGATCTATACTTCAAGCCGATTACGCGGGCTGACCGTAAGAAGGCGCAAGGTCTGGCGGGCTCGGCTGAGGCATTGGATATCAGCACCCAGATGCTGTGTCAAATAGCCGAGCTGGAGGATGGCACCAAGGCTTTTGCAGCCGCTGATGCAGCCAAATTGCATCGCAACTTGCCTGAGAATGTGCTGAATGAGCTGGAGCTATTCCTCTTCGGCATCGCCGATGAGAAAGTCGACCTGGATGACGCAAAAAACGACTAAAGCAGGACAGTTGGACCAAATTCGAATTCTTTCTGGCCTGCGAGTTGGGGATGACAGTCAGTAGGCTCCGCACTGAGCTTACAGATGCGGAGCTCATACACTTTGCCGCGTATTTTTCAGTGAAAGCTGAAGAGGATGAGCGTGCTGCAGAGCGTGCCAAGCTCAGACGTCATTAGACTTGACGTACTGATTGGGTCGCCGTGGCAGTCTCGAACGTTGAGATTAGGGTTGATGGTCGAAATGCTGTCAATCAACTAAATCGCGTCAACAGGGCTGCCAATACACTTCAAGGCACTGTTGGCAAACTTGCTGGCACATTCGCTGGAATACAAGCGGCAAAGTTTGTCTTCTTTAAGACTGCTGAATTAGAGACACAGACTCGAAGCCTAAAAGTTCTAACTGGTTCTCTTGGTGATGCGCAAAAGATCATTAAAGAGTTGCAGCAATTTGGCGCTGTTACTCCGTTCACGAGTGCCGAGCTGATTGAAACAGCAAAGCGCCTCAAGGCATTTGGTTTTGAGACAGAAAAGATTGTTGATACTACAAAACGTCTCGGCGACATTGCAGGTGCAACAGGCGCTGATCTTGGCGGTATTGCCACTGCGTTCGGTCAGATCCAAGCGAAAGGGAGACTGCAAGGCGAAGAGCTTTTACAGCTGCAAGAGCGTGGCGTTGATTTACAGGGGACTCTGCGTAAAGAATATGGGTTGACTGCTGAAGAATTTCAAAAAGCACTGAGTCAAGGACGAATTGGAGCCGATGCAGTTACTTTTGCGCTTGAAAAATTAACTCAAGAGGGCGGGAAGTATGCAGAAGGCGCTTTTGCTCAATCAGACACCTTGGCTGGAAAATTGAGCACGTTGCAAGACAACATAGATAATCTCGCTCTAACATTAGGCAATGTCTTAAGTCCTGCCATCAAAGGAATTCTTGATCAGGCGATTGGCTCTCTTAATGCCCTCAACCAACTACTTGCGATAGGGGCTAGAGCGCAAGACTTTGGCATGACACAGCAACAACGGATCAAAATCTTGAGGCAAGCAGAAGAGGAAGCCAAAGAAATTGCTTTGATTAGGGGTGGCGGGAAGCTTGATCCAGCCGTTTTTAATCAAATCAAGATGCAGCGCGAAAAAGATCTTATTGAGATGTACGGATACGAGACGGGTCAAATTCAGCCAGAATTAGCAGTCCCAGATATAGCAAGAATCCGCCCCGAATTGGGTGGAGGCAGAAATGGCGCTGCAGGCAGCAAAAGAGTTGATATATCTCGAAAGTTGCTCGATTTAAATAAACAGTTGATAACTGCGCAAGACAGCCAGAAGGAACGCTTGGCGGCGACTTTACAGTTAATGATTGAAAGGCAAGCCATACAAGAAAGCAGCTTGGAGCCCAACCAAAAAGAATTAAAGCTCCTGCAAGCATCGCAATTATTTAGGCAAGAAATTTTTGATATTGACAAAAAAATTGCAGATCAGCGCACAAAGGATATAGAGAAAGCCGCTGAAGGGTTTGAAGCTCAAATGGCATATCAAGACGAATTAAGGCAGCAAATTGCAGAGCAAAAGAGCCAGTATGAAGAACTAAACACTACATTCCGCAACGGCATCGTTGATTCAATCTTGGCCGCTGTAGAAGGCACCAAGACACTTAAAGATTCCCTTCTTGGTGTCATTAGACAAATGGCAAAGCTGATTCTTCAGCAGCAGCTGTTGAATGCGCTGAAAGGGTTCAACATTTTTGGCGGTGGGGGTGGCAGTGGGTTCACTTCCCCCAATGTCCTGACTTCTGGTCTTGATTTTTCTGGTGCATTTGCTAATGGTGGTCGTCCAGCCGTTGGCAAAGCTGCACTTGTTGGCGAACGCGGGCCTGAACTTTTTGTGCCACGCACTGCGGGAACAATTATTCCAAACCATGCGATGGGTGGCGCTAATGTCGTGGTAAACGTTGACGCTTCAGGCTCTAACGTGCAAGGTGATGGACAACAAGGCAAAGCACTTGGACAAGCAATCGGTGCTGCTGTGCAGGCTGAACTGATCAAGCAAAAACGTCCTGGAGGACTTCTGAGCTGATGGCTACTTTCCCTTCTATCAATCCAACCTATGGTCTTCAAAAGACCAGTGCTCCAAACGTAAGGATCGCTCAGTTTGGGTCAGGGTATAGCCAGCGCAGCACGTTTGGCATCAATCAAAACCCGAAGTCCTATAGCTTGACGTTTGAAGTGTCCGAAACGGATGCAGATACCATTGAAGCGTTTTTAGATGCTCGCGGTGGTGCGGAAAACTTTGACTTCACGCCACCTGGCGAAAGCAGCAGCAGTAAGTTCATCTGCCGTCAGTGGAGCAAGTCAATTCCATATTTGAATCGTGCGACGATCCAAGCAACGTTTGAGCAGGTGTTTGAGCCATGACCACTACGCCTAACAAGGTTGAAAGGGAACTCCATTCGCTTGAGCCATCAGCGATCATTGAACTGTTTCAGCTGCACCTAACTGCTGCAGTGAATGGCGTCGATCAGGTTTATTATTTTCACGCCGGAACAAATCAAGTTTCAGAAAACATTATATTTACGGACGCTTTTGTTGAGCCAAATGAAGCAAGAACATATTCAGCAGTTCCGATTGAAGTTGACGGATTTGAGGTGACAACCAAGGGCACGTTGCCACGCCCCAGCATGAAGATTGCCAATGCGAATGGAGCGATCACAGCACTGCTCAATGCTTACAACCCATTGCGGGCTGAGGTTAGACGCATTCGCACCTGCAAAAAATTCTTAGATAGCGCCAACTTCCCGACCCTATTTTTTGTCACTCAAACAGACGATCAGCTAATCACACAGTCAGGTGATTCACTGTTTTCAGGAGAGGGTCTAAACCCAGCAGCAGATCCAACAGCAGTGTTTAACGGTGGCTATGAGTCGTGGTATATCGACCGTGTGGCGACTGAAAATCCTCAAGTTGTTGAGTTTGAACTGGTTGGCAAGCTTGATTTGACGAATCTGCGTCTACCTGCAAGGCAAGTTGTTGAACATTGCCCGTGGATTTACAAAGGTACTGAGTGCAGGTATAAGCCAGGAAAAAGATTCAACCTGAGCAACCAAGAACTGGCTGACGATGCAAGTGATTCAGATGATCAATGCGCTAAAAACTTGACAGCATGTGAGTTGCGACATCCAAAAGGATTGTTGCCATTTGGAGGGTTCCCAGGTGCAAGACTTCAGGTCTGATGCAGAGCAGCACGCATTACGATGTGCTCCAAAAGAAGCCTGTGGTGTTGTTGTCGATGGCAAGTATTGGCCGTGTCGCAATGTTGCAGACAACCCCTGCACTGATTTTGCGATTGATCCACGAGACTATGCAACGGCATCGTTTTTTGGAACGGTTGAAGCCATTGTGCATTCACACCCTGAAGGTGGTTTAGCAAGTGAAGCTGATAAACGTGCTTGCATTGGAACGAAAGTTCCGTGGCACATTTGGAGCATTCCAGACGAGCAATGGTCAACTATCGCACCCTGATCGGCAGGCAATGGGAATACGGCAAGTTTGATTGCTTCACGTTGGTGCGTGACTGGTTCAAGCTGCAAGGAATTGAGTTGCCTGATTTTGAGCGTCCTGATGATTTAGAGACGTGCGACAGCATCTTTCTGCAGCAGATGCCGGTGCATGGCTTCCGTCAGGTTAAGTACAACAGCAGAAAGCCAAGTGATGTGTTGATCATGCGGCTTGGAACGGCATCACCAATGCATGCTGCAATCCTGTTGCCTGATGAAAGGATTCTGCATCAACGGCAAGACTCCCTAAGTGCGGTAGAGCCATTTGGACGCTACTATGTCTCTAGAGTCGCGGCGGTCTTTCGATATGCAGCAGACCGTTAGGTTGCTGGATGATCTGGGTACGCGTTACGGCTCAGAGCATGTTTATTTCAACCTGCGCTCTCCTGC